TAATAGGAGAGACCATGTACACCATCATCACCCGTAACGAATGTAAGTATTGTGACAGAGCTAAAGCCTTACTGGACCTAGATACGATTAAGTACGTAGAGGTAAACATAGAGTTGACTGCAAACAAGTGGGTGTTGTCTCTTATGAAAAGCAGTAACCTTAAAAGTGTGCCTCAGGTCTTTGCCCACGATGGAAATTATGTCGGTGGGTTTCGAGAGCTTGAGTCAGTGCTAGGTCATGCAAACAGAGGGGAGTACTAAGGTGGGTGAAGAGAAGATCAAAAAAACCCGACGAAAAACCAACTACAAGGGTGCAGATAAGAAGACTACCTCAGGGATTGTTCCGAAGACGGTTAATCAAGGTAGGCTTATTGATGCTATTGCTAATAGTAACCAAGTCCTCATTTTGGGACCAGCGGGAACTGGCAAGACCTATGTTACGGCCACTTGTGCAGCTGACCTTTACACGCTCAAGGAGATCGACAAGATTGTCATCACACGCCCTCACGTAGCCGTAGGTAAGGACATAGGGTTCTTGCCGGGGACACTAGAGGAGAAGGCACAACCTTGGGCATTGCCTGTCCTAGACGTTCTGGTTAAGCATCTGGGCAGGGGGACAGTAGACACTGCACTGAAGTCTGGCAACATTGAGATAGCAACACTGGCTCTCATGCGTGGTCGTAGCTTTGACAATGCTTTCATTATTGTTGATGAAGCTCAGAACATTGAAGTGCCAGAGATACAAATGGTCTTGACAAGGGTAGGAGAAGGGAGTACTATTGTGCTTAACGGTGACATACAACAGTCAGACCTTAAGGGTACGTCTGGTCTTGCAAAGATCATTCACCTCGCTAAGAAGTACATGTTGAATGTTCCCGTTGTTGAGTTTGTACTAGAGGATATTGTACGAAGCGGTATCTGTAAACAATGGGTAGAAGTCTTTACAAAGGAGAAGATGTAATGGTTAAGCAGCATGAGTACGACGAAGTTGATAATGTAAATAGCCCAGCGCACTATGGCAACGGTAAGATTGAGTGTATCAACTACATAGAAGACTTCCTGTCAAGGGAGGAGTACATTGGGTACCTCCGTGGGAATATAGCTAAGTACATGCACCGATGGAAATATAAGAATGGCTTAGAGGACCTCAAGAAGGCTGAGTGGTATGGTGCACGACTTATCACTCTAGTAGAGGAGGGTGGCGTATGACTTTATACGAGGGGATCATATTAGCTAATATAGTTATTTCAGTGTGGACTACCTATCAGATAGGAAGAATAAAGACAGACGTTGATAACTTGTACGAGGGTGTATCCTTAGCGATAGATCAAAAAGCCAAGACCTAGAATCAAAGAAGCCTCCCCAGTGAAAACTAGGGAGGCTTTTTCTGTATGTATTTAAGGGTAATCTCTATTTCCTCGAGTAATGGGAGAGGAGCTACTTACGTCTGAAGAGGTTACGTATCCCCCTAGCCATCTCGTTAGGTGAGGGAGCTAACCAACCAAGCACCAATAGGATGAGCATGAGTGGATCAATCGTAGTGTTCTTAGTTGTGCTGGTGTCCTGTACGATAGTCTCTACGGGTGCTTCTACCCTTAGCTCTGGTCGTACTGTTGTGTTGTACCCTAAGTTCTGCGTGTTCTCTTTACCTATCTGAGTATTAGCGGCTACGTTAGTCCCACCAGTTGGTAAGAGGGAACTAACCGCGCTACAGTTACTTACAAATAGCAGGCTCAGAAGGCTTAATAGGAGTATTCGTTTGTTTGCCATTGACATAAATCCCAAAGAAGCCAGCCCCTGCACCGACCATTACTGATACGAACCCTGATTGGGCATTGGATGGATCAGGGAGAGCCATAAACCATTGTGTCGTTTGATAGAAGGATAGCCCGTACATCCCAAGAATCATCCTTGGTAGTATCCGCCATCTGTCTAGTAGTTCTGGTGTGAATTTCATGACGATGCCTCATATAATACATAAATTACCATAACTGTCCCTGCGAACTGCGACAGTATAATACTCTTGTCTCTCCACAGTAGGCCCACAATTAGCCACCCAAAGACACCTATGAAGTTTAGGGCATTGTCAAGAAAATAGTATCCACCCTCTCCCCCTATACTCCTTGCAAGCAGACTTCCTAATAGTCCTAGTGAAGCAACCCACTTGATCCACCAAGAGAGGTCTTTGTCTGGTCTTTTCATTGTGAAGACCCCTAGTCTTGTTTAGCTTGCTGCTTCATCTGATATAGATGTACTTCACTCTCTAGGTGCTTAATCTTCTCTTGACTAGCAGCCAGTGCTATGGAGACTTCCATTAGCTTCGCTTGTAGTTCCTCTACCTTTACATGAAGGCTCTTATTCTCAGAGGATACAATCTTAATTCTCTCCATTAGGTTTTCCTTAAATTCACCTGAGGTGTCCTTCTCCTGAAGTTTCAACTCATGGCTCTGTTTTGATTTGATAGTGAGCCAGCCCCATAGGCCAGTACCACCGATTAACGCTATCAAGATAGGTGTTAGGTCTTCAAGATTCATTGTACAACATCTCCAGCCTTTTGTATTCCAGTATTTGACGATTAGTTAAGTAAGCTAGGTAGACAGCGAAGGTGATCTGACCAACTAGGATACCCATAGCAAAGAGGATGTCTGGCCCCTCTATCATGAAGTAGGAGAAGATAGTCAACGCAAGCATAGCGTCAGCCATTAGAAGGTTACGCAGTACCTTGATTGTACAGTGGATGGCTACGGGGATCATAGCGATACCTACAGAAAGCCAAGCAAGAGAGAACCAAATAGAGACGCTCCCACTGTGAGCTAACTCAAGGGTAAGACCAGCTACTACAATTAACCACATCGCATGGTTGATAGCTGATGGTCGTGGGTTGTGAGTACCTACCGGGTTTTCTTTAGACATACTTCTTCCGATCCAATTCAAAGTGGGGAGCATCGTAGAAGGACTTCCAGTCACCACCCCATACGATGGAAATGTCAAGCTCCTTAGCTGCTGACTTCATAGCCTTAGCCATTAGCTCAAAGCGCTCTAGGTCTTCCCAGTCAACAGGATAAGGAACCATGTCCACAGCATGACCTGTGAGGTGTCGTGAGTTTAGTGTGGTAGACTTACCAGCCTTAAGCAACTCTCTTTGACGACTGATGTGACGAATACCTTCAATCACTGCAAAGTCAACCTCAGTTAGCTCAATGGCCCTACTAACTACAGCGACCATATCAGGATGTACACCCGACAGTCTCTGTAAGCTACGTGATCCAAGTTTGTATGGCATAATAGTGTATCCTTTAATTAGGTGGCGTGGGCCAAACCAGCCCTGCTATGTCTGTTGTGTTTTCAGGTAGGTCCCTTAGTTCTTGACGGTAGGCTTTCCACCTTATCTTATCTGCTTTGCTAATGGAACTATCCGACAACAGATAATGATCTGTCCTTGATAGAAGTCCATCTCTTTTGTTTTTCAACATAGTCATCTCAGTAACAGTAAGCAAGTTAGTTCCCCTTATGCTTGAGTGAATATTGCAGTTAAGGCCCCAGAGGTAGCTGCGGTTGCCCTACGTTTGCCAGACCCTTGAGTGAACTTACACTTGATGGTGTATAGGGTATTAGCTGACGCTGCAAAGCCGTAAGCTATAGAGATAGGCTTTGGGTTACTGTTACCGCCATCAAAGACATTTCCAGTATTTGCAGTGTTAAACTCTGTGCCATTGACATCAATCACAAAACCCATATTATAGGTACTTTCGCTATTGGCATCTGGACAAGTAATGCTTGCCGATACTTGAACAATGCACACTGATGCTGATGTAGGAGTAAATGTAACCACTGCAACATCACCACTATTTGCAGGGTCACCTTGGTTACCATTAGTACCAATTGTATCCCCACTGAAAATATCGAACTTAGAAGTCGATAGCGTAGGGATACGTGCTGCATTTAATGTTCCGACAGTTATGTCTGCTGCATTTAGTGTTCCACGTATGGTAGCACCCTGAAACTCAGCAATTCCTGTATCACGCGCAATCTTCCAGCCACTTGTTCCAGATACAAAGTTATCTGACTCAATGTCACTACCAACTTGAATAGCTCCAGTAGCTGTAGTAAACACAAGGGTCTGTGCAGCTGTTGTACCGTCAATGGTCACTGTAAAAGCAGAAGACCATTCCTGTACAGATGTATCAGTTATACTAATGGTTGGCTGAACCGTTGACCAGCCAGTAGTAAGCCCGGTAAAGGTTGCAGTTGCCGTATTATAGCTTGTAGCAGTAGGGTTTCCCGGTGAGGTATTCCGTAGAGTACCAAAGTAAACCCTACCAGTGATGACTGTATCACCCGCCGCTCCACTTGTGGGGTCTGATTGAACTACAACACCACCAGTACCAGTAGAAAATGCAGACTTGTTGCCTGAGTAATCAACAGCCTTCACGAAGTAGAAGAGGGTTGCTCCACCTGTTAAGCCAATGTGTGTAAACCCTGTCCCCGCTGAAGTACCAACAGCGGTTGCTCCAGTAGTTGAATTGGTTGTATTAACATAGACCTCAGTAACTTTAAAGTCAGCATCTGTTGGGTTTACCCAAGATATAAAGTTCGACAGTATGCCGCCAGTTCCTGATACAGAAGTTGGTATTCCCGGTGCAGTAAGGTCACCCCCACCAGTAAAGTTAATACCGACGAATGTACCTTGAACCCCATTAACACTAACAGCACGAACCCTAAAGTTGTAGAGCACTTGATCTATAAGTGGTGACAGTTCTATGGTTGTATTTGTAGTTGTGGTACTTGCATAGTCAGCATCAGCAGCAGCCTTCCACTGTACTTCATAGTAAGATAAGAAGTAGTTTGGTGCAGCGGTCCACGACAGAATAGCAGAGTTAATGAACGTACCATCACTTGTGAGTTTACCACCAGCAGTTGTAGTTAACCCTGATACCTGTAAGCCACCGAAAGGGCTTGGTAGGTTAGTGTTGTCACGTTCATAGGCTGCACCATCATCAACTTCATCGTACACACTATCAGCAGTTTCTCTGAGTGTTAACTGAGTTTGAAGGTCAAGGCCATCAGTTAAGCCGAAGTTCCAAGATACTACTTCAAACTCTTTATTAGTCCACTGAAAACGAGTGTTACTTAGACGTACATTATCACCCACCTGGACTCTTAAGGTCTTTAGTCCGAAGGAAGCGGTAACTGTAAGTTGTTGTCTGTTACGCTCTAGTGTAATTCTAGCGATACGCTTAGCTTCAATAGAGTTATCAGTAAAGGTCAAGTCAACATCAGCTACAGATACTTGGTTGTTATCAGCAGCCAGTGAAGCTGTACTAGTTACCTGTGGGTAATCTGTAGTTTGCCAGTTACTCTCTGCACCACGGAACGTACCCTTAACTGTGTTAAAGTTACTTCTACGGGAGTGTCGTGTAGACACATTGATAGTAGAACGTAGATCGTCCTCATTGAGGTCCAACACAGGGGTAGTCCAATAGGCTGGCTTCATGCGCCACTTACCCTGAGAGTACCACAGGCTGCCATCCATAGAGGTCAGCATAGCGTTAATCATTTCGTATGGAGTAGAGGCTGTAGTGAAGGCACCATTACAAGTGTAACGTGTTGTACCAGCGTCTGTGTTAGTCTGATCACATACACCAGCAGCGGAGCTAACTAAAGTATCATCAATGTTGCCAGCTATTTCACTTATGCCATAAGATGATGTGAGGTAATCACGAATACACAAGGCTGGGTTATCTGACCATGATGTACTATTACTACGTGGATCAAAGACCTTCTTACCTTTAACGATAACAGTAAACTCTGGGATACCGTCAGGGTACACATCTTGGTTGTACTCCATGCGGAGATACATATAAGCAATGCCACTCAGTTTACATGAGCTTGTCCAGAGACTATCAGACTCAGATACAAGGGTTGTGTCAGCAGCTTGAGTAGGAGAACCCAGATGAAATTTAACACGTAGCTTACCATTGTAGCGAGTAGAAGTAGTTCCATCTGGTTCTACTACTGTGGGTATGTTACCGTCTGTGGCAATGTCAGCAAAGTTTACATAAGACTCATTGATGTAGAGTGTATCAAAAGACTGTATCTCATGTCCAGCGACAGCAATGATCCTGTGAAGGTATTGGTTTGTTGTACCTGTAGACTCATCATAGATACGAGCACCACCAACACGCATCTTACCATAGACTACCTGATGGTCTAGTGCAGTGCCGATAGCTGTGGTTTGATATCCCCGGTTACCCCCTATGGAAGGCTTAGGTGTAAGTGCGCGTAGGGCTGCACCAAGGACTACTGTTGTAATAAGGCCCACAGCGAAAGCGGATAAGCCACCAAAGAGTGCTCCTCCGACAACTGTTCCAAGAATACCCGCGCCAATAGCAGTGAAGACAACCATGTTATAATACCTTTTCGTATTTAGTTTCTACCTCTTGGTATCCCATTCTAGTAAGGAAGTTTCCAATCGGGTTCTTTACAGAGGAAGACGCTAGAACCCTATAGATTCCGTCATCTTTAATACAGGTCTCCACAAACTTAAACAGACGTTTACCAACGGTAGACTTTCTGTAGTCCTTGTGTACATACACTGCATCGTAGACAGCCATAGGATCATACTTAGATGTTAAGGGTGCTGCAATAATGACTACGAAGTAGCCTATCAACAGACCTTCCTTCCTAGCGGTAAAGAACTTAAGTAGTCCCCCTTCCTCTAGTCTAGCGTATGCGTCCCAGTCTATGTGTAAGTCTTGTGTAGGGTGACCAGACTCGTCCCATTCTAGGAGAGCCAAGGGAGTTACTTCTTCTTCAGCAAGCATCAAAAACTCTTGTTGATAAGTAACCATTATTCAGCCACTCTGCCCCAAGGTATCTTCTTGTCCTGTAGGTCCTCAAGGAAGTTTAACCCATCGTCATTAGGGTAGACAGACTTCTGATAGCCAGAGGTAAACCTAGCAACCCTAGCTCTCTCAAGATCAATAAGCCTGTTCTCCACAGCCAGCTCAATAGTAGCTGTCTCAACACCCTCTTCGATGTTCATCTGATCCATGTACCCTGAGAATAACTCGTTGAATACATCCTCACCATTAATACCGAAGTAAATCCTAGCCTCACGGCCTTGGTAAGGCTCTGTCAATGCCAAAGCGATTAGATTTGAAGGGATACCACTCAAAGTGATTGATGCACCCTTAACGCTCATCTCAGAGGTTTCTTCGATAGATGAGATACTCAGGAGTTGACCTAAGCCAATCCACGTAGTTCCATCAGCAAGGGTTAGTGTGCCTTGACCTGTCCACATCCTTATGATGCCACCAGAAAACGAAAGCTGAACGGCAAAGAAAGGGTAGACTTCGGGTTGTGCTATTGCAGTTTTTGTTGCTGCTGTTAAATCTCTTGACATGATGTTACCTTATTATACGATAGCTTCTACAGCCTCAAAGGAGATGCCGTAGGTAGAAGCATTGTTGATTGACCATGAAGTTAGGTTGGTGCTTAGTCGGAATACACCTTTAGGGGAATTAAAGACTGCTGTTGCACCATTGTGATTGCCACGTAGTGCAGGCCATATCTCTAGGTTAACTGTAGTAGCGGTACCTAAACCAGTTACGTCCTTTAGAACTGTGTGTAACTTAGAACTAGCGCCTGTACCAATTTGAATGTAGTCACCAGCTTTAAGGGTACCTGTCATATTGGCAGTAACAGTCTCACCCCCAGCAGACCCACTTAAAATAAGACTGCTGCAAGTGCCTTGTGGTGTAGCGTAGTCAGGGTCACCCAGTAGAAATGTGCCAGCTTGACCCTTAAGGGCTACCAGCATAGACTTCCATTGTGCAGCCTTATCACGATGCACTGAGGCAATACTAACTGAGGCTTCCCACCTTTGCCCACCGTGGGAAATAACTTGCTGTTTATAGGTGAAGGGGGACTGAGAGACAGCTACAGCATTAACAGCCCTAAGCTCAATACTCTCAATCCCTATGGATGTTGGTGTCGCTAGTGGATAGGTGATTGCCATTGATTATTCCTTTAACCGAAGACTGACTTCATTTGACCACCACGACGACGATCATTCATTATTGATGCTTTAGCAGCTTGAGTTAAAGCTGGTTGTGCTTGTTGAATTGTCTGAGTAACAAGTCTCTTAGTGTCCTCAGATGTATTGGCTGAGATGTTGTAGTTGTTAGTGACATGAGTACTACCGCCACCACCTTCCATCTGTACACCTAGCTTACCGTTAGCACCACGCTTGAGTGGCATGATAGCTTCAGGACCAGCTTCTCCCATGAGGCCAGTCTTACCGCCTGCCATAGCAAAGTTAGTGGGACCATTAACGACACCACCATTAGCGTAGGCTGTAACTTCTTTCCCACCACTAAAGGCACCGCCATCAGCAAAGAACCCACCAGCAAAAGTCTTGATTGCTGCGATAGCCACTTGCATGACATAAACCTTGTATAGTTCCCTAACAACTTCAGCAGCCATAGTCCTGAATGCATCACTTACAGACTTAGTGCCATCAGACATAGCCATAAAGGCATCGCCCATTGACGTTTCAATAGTAGCTGCTAGTTCCTCTTGTGCTCTCTTAGCTTCTTCTATGACGCGGATACGCTCTTCTTCAGCCTTCTGTAGCTTCTCTACAGCAACGACTTCAGCCTCTAGCTTTGCAATAGCTGATGTTGACCACTTACTCTGGTCTACACCTAAGGCATTGAGTACACGTTTCCTAGCTGTAGTCTGACCAACAAGCGCTCTCTCTAACTTGAGTTGCTTCTGTAGGTCTGCATAAGGGTCAACGACCTTCTTCGTCTTCTTTTTATCGTCTTTAACGTAGTTAGGTATGAACTTCCCCTTCCCACCAAATGGGTCTAAGGGGTTCTTCTTCATAAACAAGTCTTGCTGCTTTATTAGCTCAAGTCTGTCTTTCTCTGACTGTTTGATATCTTCCAGAATCATCTTTTGATCCGTAAGATTATCAGTAAGTAGCATAAGCTCTTTACCTTGCTCTTTAGTAATTTGCTGAGACTCTACTTGCAGTTGTATCTTTTGACGGGCTATAAGGTTCTGGATGTAGAGTTTATCTTCGTACTGCTGTTCCAGATTTGCTTGCATCAGGCTAAGATCAAGGGTTTGCTTTTGCGAAGAGAACTTAGCTTCTTGACTAACGACAAGCTTCTTTTCTAGCTCTGCCAAATCCTCTTTAGCCTTTAGTTCCTTTTGCGTCAGTATCCCACGAGCTTTTGAAAGCCCATTTATAACAGATTGGCTTCTAATCCTAAGCTCTTCCTGACGCTGCATCTCTCTTAGTGCTGCAAGCTCTAAAGTAGATTGGGCAACAAGCTTCTTAGCATCCTCAACCTTATCTTCCTTACCAAAGCCAAAAAGACTAGCTAGGTCTATGCCACCAGCAGCGCCTTGACCTATTAGGGCAGCGCCTGTAGTAGCTTCTTCAAGGGCTTCCTTAGCCAACCTTAGCTTCTCTACAGACTTGTCAATCTGTTCACTAAAAGTCATCTCATCAACACTATCAAAGCCAGATGCAAGGAACTGTATTTCATTACGAAGCTCTTGTACTTTTTCTCTAGCACTTTCTAGGTTTGCTTCATAGGTCTTAAGTCTTTGGCTTGCTACATTTGTCGCATCATTTACGTCCATGAATGACCTAAGTAGCATAGTACCAACAGCTAAACTGATACCAACAACAGCACCAGCAACACCGGGAAGCAAGCCAGCTAACTGAGTACCCTGTTGACCAAAAGCAACAAGGGCAGAGGTGCCAGACTGTACTTGTACAAAGAAGTCACCGACCTGATAACCAACCTGTTGGGCATACATACCAAACCTATTGGTTGACTTACCAGCCATGTTAGTAGCTTGAGTCATCCTAAGTTGATCAGCGGTTAACTTACGTACAGAAGCAGCGTAAGTCCTAACTTCAGAGTTAGCCTTATTGTAAGTCCCACCTAAACGGGACATTTGCTTTGCCTGCTTGTTTAACTCACCCGCATATCTCTTAGCGGTAATGTCACCCTTACGGAAAGCAGCTTCAATAATAAGGATATTGCGCTCAAACTTCTTCTGTTCCTTTTGAGTCCTTATCAGGTCCCTGTCGTCAACGCCAATTACTAATCTGATATCGTCAGCCATTTGCCACCCTTAAATATTCTAAGTCTACTCTTTTGACAGCCTCAATTTCCCAAGGCTCAATAGATGTTTCAGTTAGTTCTTTCCATGCTTTAATCTGCTCAAAGGTTATCGGTGATGGGCCACTAAAGCCTGAACCCCTGCTGGAGCTTAAAGTAATGAAGGTAGACCAGATGTGAGATATTAGTATTGGAAAGGTGGTCGGGGGTTCCAATTCCTCTAGTCTCAATCCGGTCTGAAGCTCCACTTGTTCAAGATGTTCTCGTTCTGTGATGCCGTTCTGATCTGGCCTGTTGAGTTTAAACTGGTGCTTAGACCACTCAACAAGCTGACAGATCAGACCTTCGTAAAATCCAGAGAGTCAGTAACAACCTCCTCAATTTGGTTTTTAATCCAGAAGACCTCTTGGTACAGTTCCTTAGCCTTAGCAACAGTTAGCTTAGGTTTTTCACCACCATAGGTAATGTCCCAAGACTTAGTTACTTTAGATAGAACCTCCAGCGTAGCTTCCTCAATATCTGAGTAGTCAACCTCTTGAGACTTACTCTTCTGAGCCTTCTTAAGTCGTTTGCTGATTTGTTCGTGTTGGCACTTCTTGTATTCTTTAGAATGGGGCGCAGCAATAGTAACTGTCATAACTGTGCCATCGTCATTCTTTAGTGCTTCACCTGTTGAGGGATGCGTAATCTCAACAACAAGATCGTCTAAATTCGGTGTCAGGTCTTTTAAGTCCATTGTATGTTCCTTTTCGGGGGAGTGTCGGGTGATTAAAGTGTGGAGGCCCCGACCCGACTCAGGACCTCCACGTACCTAGCTAGGTATTAGTTTATGCTGGGCGTGTGATACGAAGGCTAGTGCCCTCAGTAGAATCACGAAGCGCAACAAAAGACATTGTGATCATTCGGCTGGTTGGGCCATCGACACCAACATCAGCAGAGTTAATCTTAACGCGAGGGAAGTCAAAGACATAAGGAGCCGATGAAGTTGGGTTGTCTACAGACACTCGAATTGCTGTTTCTGTCTCGTTTATGAAACGGTTAATCAAATCGGCATCTTGGAAGTACGCAGTTAGTGTACCCTCAATCTCAGCACGACCAGCCTCAAGGGAAGGTGCACTATCATCACCAATGACGAATGTAGCTTCATATGAGTTGTTCAAGGTAAAGTCTAATGCAGTTACGATAGCTACAGCACCGGGGGAACCAACAGTACCAATGGAAATGTCACCTGAGTAAGCATCAAAGGGTGCAGCACCAGAGGAAGCGTCTTGTGTCTTCTGAGTTTGACCCAGAGTCATGTCCTTACCAACCATGCTGAAGGTAGTCGCTACCATCTGGTTAGGGGCAAGGGAAATAGCCATACTGGAAACAGACATGCCTGTGAATAAACGAGCTTGATCAACGTCAGCAGCGTAATCTTCAATAGAGAAGAACTTAGGCGTAGTGCCAATATCTATAGTTTGGGTTCCAGTTGCTGGGAACGCGCTAAGCATAGCTGACTCAAGGAACAAGTCAAAGTCTCCATCACGAAGGTCAACAACAATGTCGCCACCTACTTGACGGTTACCTTGGCGGTTAACACGAGCCATACGGTCAGCTTGAATATCTGTGCCAGCAAGAACATCTTTAGTTAGGTTTAAAGAGTGGGTGCTGAATGGAAGGTTAGTGAAGTTACCAGCGGGTGTTGTACCAAAATCTGATTCAACAGCGAATGATAAGCTGGAACGTGAACCCTGTGCAAAGGCCATATTAATTCTCCTAATTAGTTATAAATGTACCAACCGATATTAATCGGAGTAAAGTACCAAGGGCTATCTACCATACCTTGCTGACGTTCAGCGTAGTCAATAGACACTGTGATTGTTTCTGCATCTGCATTTGTAAACGAGATGTCTGTAGTTGCTGCAAAGGCGTCTATCACTTTATTAGCGAAGTCGTCTGCTGTAGCTGGTCCTCTACCCTCTGGGGTGTAGGCTGTAACGGAAAAGACACCTTGGTATCTTAACTGTGGGTTTAATCCTCTTGCAGCGGGTCTAGTAACTGTTGGGAGGTATTGTACCTTAAGGAAGCTAGTGCCTGTTGTAGGTACGAATGCTACGTTCTCATAGGCTATAGGGGGTAGACCGGATGTTGAAGATAGCTTACTCTCAAGTGCAGCCCTGATATCGTTTTGGATACTAGCCATAGATATTCCTTATCTTTGCAAATACATGGTATCCATCACGGAACCATTTCTCTCCGTACTCTACATCCACAGCGTGGGGTGAGCCGTTTCTAAGTGTTATCTGGTTGAAGGTGTCTAAGTCTTGAATCCTAGATACATCTTGCATCAGGTTCTCATAACCCTCTT